ATAACGACAGTAACAGTTTCATCACCAGCAACACCAGACAGTGTACAAGAGCTTACAGTTCCCTGTGGTGTAGCATAGTCAGGGTCTCCTAGTAGGAATGTACCAGTTGGTCCCTTAAGAGCAACTAACATAGACTTCCAAGGTGCAGCTAGGTCACGATGAACAGGTGGGATATTAACTGAGGCTTCCCACTTCTGTCCACCATGACTAATGATCTGTTGCTTGTAGGTGAAAGGGGACTGAGAGGTAGCTACAGCATTAACTGCACGTAACTCAATACTCTCAATCCCGATAGAGGTTGGTGTAGGTATCGGATAGCTAATAGCCATAGTATATGTCTTCCTTAACTGTTAGCCAAAGGCTGCTTTAGTAGAGCCACCACGACGACGATCATCAAGGAGGGAACTCTTAGTCATTTGGGCAATCTTAGGTGCAGCCTGTGCAATAAGTTGCTTGATTGTCGCATCACCATTAGATTGGAAGTTAAACGATTGGTTGACGACAATAGTATCTCCACCACCACCTTCCATTTGAACACCTAGCTTACCATTAGCACCACGCTTTAGTGGCATGATAGCTTCAGGACCAGCTTCACCCATGAGACCAGTCTTACCACCAGCCATTGGGAAGGTAGTTGGACTACCCACTACACCACCGTTAGCGTAGGCTTTAACTTGTGAACCGTTAGACCATGCACCACCATCAGCTTGGAAAGCGCCCAAGATCATCCCTGCAAGACCTGTACCTTTTTCGGCATTACCAACTAGGCGTTGAACTACAAGGACTTGATATAGTTGCTTGATGATGTCAGCCGCCATAGCCCTAAAGGCATCTTTGACTGTCATGGTGCCATCAACAATACTCATTAAGGCATCGCCCATAGAGTTAGCAATATAGTCAGCTAATTGTTCTTGTTGCTGTGCAGCTTGTTCTAGAGCTTCTTTACGCTTAGTGTCAGCTTCAGTTAGGATACCAGTGAGTGTAATTTGTGTCTCAAGGGCATCAGTAACAGAAGGTGCATATTTAGATTGGTAGTCAACCCCAAGTGCATTGATAAGCTGTTGTTGAGCTTCTGTCTTACCAATTAAGGCTTGCTGTAGTGCAATCTGTTCTTGTAGGGTTTGTAGGGGGTCTTTAGCTGAAGCGCCACCACCGCCACCCTTAGTTGAGGTTTTATTTAAAGCCTCTTGATCTTTGCGAGCTTTATCAAGTGCAGCTTGTATTTCATTCCTTGACAAAATAACTGGGGTAAAACCACCAGTACCCGATGTCTCAGACGAAAGTTCTGCACGGGCAGATATTCTAGCTTCTATCCCCGCAGCCAAGTTAATCATGTTAAGTGCGGCTTGTAAAGAAATACCAAGCTCTTTAGAAAGTTTCCCAGCAGCAAGTGCAGCAGCATTAACGCCTTTACCAAGGTCTAGCTTAGATAGGTTTTCACCATTCTTATAAGCCTCGTAGGCAGCATCTGCAAGTTCTTGTCCAGCAATCTTAGATTCATTGATTTGGGTATAAGCATCCGCCCAGAACTTAGCAGTATTAGCGGCAGCTTGGGCTTCGGCATCTGCTGCCTGTTCGGCCAAGATTTGTCTGGCTTCATATAGTTGGTTGACTACTGATGCGTCTCTACCACGTTGTACTTCTTGTCTGGCTAACTCTTTTGCTGTAGCGAGTTCGATTATAGCAAGCCTGACGGTCTCCTTCGCATCCTTAACTTTGTCACTTAGCCCCCCAGTTAAGAGACTAGTAAATCCCCCGCCGCCGCCGAGACCAGCGCCGAAATTGGCCGCTTCCCTAGCTTTATTTAGGCGTTCAAGCTCTTCCCTTGCTTCAACTAAATTACTTTTGGCCACACCTATGGCGTCAGTAAGGGTAAGCTCAAAAGCATTCTTAAACCCAGACTGTAATAACTTAAGATCATCTACCATACCCTGAACTTCTGAGCGGGCAGAACTTAAGGCAGATTCAAATGTTGTAGCACTTTCTTTAGCATCTTTAGCAGATTTAGATGCAGTAAGCAGCACCATTGCGAGGCTTGTTACAAGAGGGATACCAATACCAAGTGCAGCACTAAGTCCGATAGCAGCGGTTGCGGTCAAGCCAAGCCTCGCCGCCATAAGCGGTAAGAAGCCAACCATCTGTGTTGCTTGTTGGCTAAAGGCAATAAATGCACTTTGTCCACCTTGAACCTGAACGATAAAGTCACCTAGTTGATAACCAGCTTGTTGGGTAACAACACCCATGGAACTCATCTTGTTTTTAGTCTGAGTTAATCCACCGCCCATACTATTAAGGGACTGCTTATACTGCATCTGGACAGCAGCAGCCTGACGCATGGTCATGTTGCCGTTTTCTACCTCAGTACGAAGCAGTTTCTTCAACCTAAGCAGTTTTTGTTCAGCAGCATAAACTGCATCAGTGGAAGTACGGAAACTTTTTAACTCTGAGGAATTTTTCTGAGTGGCTACACGTTGTTCATTAAGGGCGGCTATATTAGATTTTATTACAGAGGCCCTACGCTGGTCCTCTTGTGTAGCATCTCTACGTGCCTGAGCATATAGTTTATCAGCATCTGCTGATGCTTTCTTTGCAATAGCTTCAGCTTTAAGAGCATCGCTGTTGTATCTAATAGCCTTTCCAAGAGCAAAAAGATCAACTTGGCTTACCTTAGCTGCCTTTGCAATTTGAGAGATACCCTTAGCATATTCAGAAGAACTAATCCCACCACGGGAGTATGTATCAGAGAGTTTCTTAACCTTCTTTTCAAGGTTCTCTGTAGCAGTGATGGCACTAAGGACACCCTTTTTCTCAACATTAATTACGAGCCTAATATCGTCAGCCATTTGCCACCCTTAAATATTCTAAGTCAAGTCTCTTGATAGCCTCAATTTCCCAAGGCAAAGTAGATGTTTCTGTCACTTCTCTCCAAGCCTTAATCTGCTCATATGTAATTGGTGATGGGCCATTCATGCCCGACCCTCTACTTGAGCTTAAACTAATAAAGGCAGACCAGACGTGAGATATTAACATTGGGAAGGGTGTCGGGGGTTCCAATGCTTCTACTCTACGTCCAATCTGCCTCTCTACTTGTTCAAGATGTTCTCGTTCTGTAGTACCGTTCTGATCTGGCTTGTTAAGTTTAAACTGATGTTCAGCCCAACTTACAAGATCACAGATCAGACCTTCATAAAATCCAGCGAGTTAGAAACCTCTTCCTCTAGCTGGTTCTTAATCCAGAAAACTTCATCATAAAGTTCTTTGGCTTTAGCGACAGTAAGTTTGGGTTTCTCCCCACCAAAGGTAATGTTCCAAGATTTTGTCGTCTTAGATAGTACCTCAAGCGTAGCCTCTTCAATGTCGGAGTAGTCTACGTCTTGGGACTTACTCTTCTGGGCTTTCTTTAGTCGCTTATTGATTTGCTCATGTTGAGCCTTCTTATATTCTTTAGAGTGGGGCGCAAGGACTGTAATCGTCATGTCCGTGCCATCATCATTCTTAAGAACAACACCTGTAGTTGGGTGCTTGATTGTGATAACAATGTCATCTAAATTCGGTGTCAGGTCTTTAAGGTCCATGTCGGGGTTTCCTATTTATGGGTTGATTGTCGTCGGGTAATTGTAGTATGTCAGCTAGGAGGTCACCCGACATAACCCCCTAGCCTAGCCTCAGAAGAGGATTAGTTTACGCTGGGCGTGTGATCTTAAGGTTTGTACCTTCAGTCGCATCATACAGAGCAACAAAGGACATGGAGATCATACGGCTAGTTGGGCCATCGACACCAACATCAGCAGAGTTAATCTTAACACGTGGGAATGTGAAAGTGTAAGAGTTTGCGCCTGTAGGGTCGTCTACAGATACTTCAATCTCAGTTTCAGTCTCATTCAGGAAGCGGTTAATCAAAGATGCATCTTCAAAGTAAGCTGTCAGTGTGCCTTCAACTTCTGCACGACCATACTCAAGAGATGGTGCGGACGCATCACCAATTACGAATGTTGGTGCGAAGGAGTTAGTCAAGGTGAAGTCCAAGCTAGTCACAATAGCGACAGAAGCTGCATTACCTACGTCACCGATAGCAATGTCACCAGAGTAAGCATCAAAAGGGGCAGCACCAGAAGCTGCAACCTGTGTCTTCTCTACGCCACTGATGGTCATGTCTTTGCCGACCATACCGAAGGTAGTTGTTACCATCTGGTTAGGGGCAAGGGAGATACCCATAGTGGAAACTGAGAGACCTGTAAACAAACGAGCTTGGTCAACAACAGCAGCATAATCTTCAACAGAGAAGAACTTAGGTGTAGTACCAACTTTAAGTACGTTAGTAGCCCATGTGTTCAGCATAGCTGATTCAAGGAAAGCATCGTAGTCAGCATCACGAAGATCAACTACAATGTCGCCAGCTACTTGACGGTTACCGTGACGGTCTACACGAGGCATACGGTCAGATTGGATGTCGTTACCAGCTACACGGTCTTTAGTGAGGTTCAAAGATTGAGTGCTGAAAGGAAGGTTAGTGAAGTCACCAGCAGGTGTCGTACCAAACGTAGATTCTACGATGTAAGACAAGCTGGAGCGTGAGCCTTGTGCGAAAGCCATTGTGTGTTTCTCCTAGAGGAAGTTATTTATATATGTACCAGCCGATGTCTACTCTGACATAGTACCAAGGGCTATCTAAGATACCTTGCTGTCGTTCTGCGTAGTCAACCGATACGTTAATAGTTTCGAGGTCAGAGTTGGTAAAAGAGATGTCTGTAGCTGCATCAAATGCTTCAATTAGCAAGTTAGCGTAGTCATCAGCTTCTTTTGGACCCTTACCCTCTGGTGTGTGTGCCAAGATGGAGAATACACCCTGATACCGTTGTTGTGGATTTAAGCCCCGTACAGCGGACCTACGTTCTACTGGTAGGAACATGACCTGAAGGAAGCTAGTGCCTGTTGTAGGCTCAAAAGAGACGTTCTCATAAGCTATATCAGGGATACCCGACACAGAAGAAAGATGGCTCTCAAGTGCAGCCCGAATATCGTTGTATATACTAGCCAAACTTATTCCTCACCTTTGTAAATACGGAGTGTTTCTTTTCTACCTCCACAGCGTGAGGAGAACCATTACGAAGAGTTACTTTATCAGATTTTGTCAAGTCCATCTTATCAATGTCTGAATAAAGATTGGTTCTAGCATCTTGCATCGCTGCTTCACGATTAGCCATTGGCCTGTTATTGGAAGATTTACCTCTTGGCCGACCTGCCCCCACAGCAAAAGAAAAACTCTCTACATATGCGCCTGTCTTGACTGGGGATACAACAACAGCATAGTTGGCGATGTATTCGAGACGATCTTTAATCTCTTCTTCAGCCATGTTCTGTAATAGCTTGATTTTATCATCTAAACTCTTATTGATCTGAAGAGTAGTCTTCATAACTTACTCCCTTACGTCACAGAGATAACAAACAGGGCTTCCATTACTAAAGATTTTAACAAGGGAGATAATCTTGACGTTATCACCATTACCCACGATAAGGTCGTCAAAGTCAGGCTCTACAGCAAGACCAAGTGCGGGGATGACACACTTACGTGCGCCTCTAACGACAGTATCCATGTTACCAGAAATACCAGTGTCATAGTTGTACATATAACCTAAGAATGTATAGTCTGTAGTAGCTGAACCATCAACCTGACCTGTTGCAGGGTTGTAAGAGCCGCCTGTAGTGACCTTACGAAGTGTTAGGTCTTCCCCAAAGTCTCGTACAAGATTAAGGAGGTCAAAGGAGCGAAAAGACATATTCTACTCCTTATTCGTATTCAGGGGTTTGGTAGCTCGGTGGGTTCTTAAAGCGGTCACGACGGAAGGAACCTTCAATACGGTCAGTGTTAGCCCGTACATTCTCAATACCAGTCTTGGTAATACCACCAGCAAGAACACCGATACCGACAGAAGAGCCTGATCCAGAGGTCTTACCCTGATACTCTAAGTTATCTGCCAAGAGCATATATTGTTTGGCAAGGTCACTGTAGTCAGCTTTAAGAGCGCCATCAAGGCTTGTGTTGACCTTGCGGGAATACTTAGATGCAATAGCACGAGCAATCCAAGAGGCAGCGTAATAGATGTTGTTACCATTCTCAGACAGAGAGAACACAACCTCTTCGTTCTGAGTTTGCTGATCTAGCGTTTCAGTGTCCCCAACAAGTAGGCGGACGGTGTTGAGACGACCAGAGGCCGTAGTTGTATCCAAATCTGTAGGATCATATGACCAAGCCATGCAGTCGTCTCCGATATTATTTAAGTAAGGATTTTCTCACGGATAGCGTAGAAGTCTTCTGCGATCCAACTGTTATTGTTTAAGAAGCGACGAATAAGACCACGTTGCTTATCATCTAGCTTAGACTTCTTACACTTCTTAGTCTCAAACTCTGAGGTACTTGATGTACGCTTCTTAACTTCTGCGTTAAGTAGGTTAACAAGGGTCTCTAGCTGTTTTCCAGCCATTTCTGACAACCTGTCACCAGCTTTAGTCTGGACTTCTAAATCTTTATTGTGGTGGATATAACCAGAAGCGTAAAGAGTTGCGACCTTATCGTCATCAATTCCTCGCTCTAACCAGTTAAAGTGATCCCCTTGGCTCCAAGTTTTACTGTCTGCCATGAAAGGACGTTTGATAAAGACAGGCCAATCAACCTGCCAACCCAAGTATGTGGGGTGCATAATTCTATTCCTATTTACTGTTAATGGTATTTTATAAGTTGGGTTGAACCCCAAGCCTAAGCTCAGGGTCCACCGTTATCTTAGAGGATAGCTTAAGCTACAACATCTTCGAAGAAGTAACCAAGGTCAGCACCAACAACTTTCATGTCGTATGCCATCTTAACTTGGATATGCTCTGCAACCTGCTGACGCTTCAGTGCATCGTCCGAGAAGGATTCAACAGTGATACCGAGGTTGTTTACGCTTGGGATGTTGTTCCATGCGAAGGTCAGACCAGCCGCAGGTGTCATCAAACCAGATGTACGTGGTGTGTGAACCAAGAGTGCGTTCTTACCACCGATGAAAGCGTTAGCTTCTGCAAGACCTTCAGCAGCACCGTTCTTCACAGCTTCCATGACGTAGAAGTTCTCTACCTCAAAGATTTCAGCCAGCTTGGCGTCTGTGATGAGTGCTGTGTTAGTAACAGTAGCACCACCGTTCAAACGTGCAAGCACATCTGGGTGGTTGATGAGGATGTCACGGACTTCTTTACCGATAACCATTGTGTTTGGCTTGAAGCCACCAGACTTAAGCTGCATGGTACGACGAGCAGTAGTCACATCAGTGATTGGTGTGGAGTTCGTGTAGTCAGACCACAGGTTGGATGGAGTGTTGTCTGTACCCCAGATACCAGCAGCGAAGAACGAAGAAGCGAACTGCTCTTCACGTTCAATCAGAACACGGTTAACAAGTGTCTGTGCGCCAGCAGCACGGATTTCCAACATAGCATCTTCGTTAGCAAGTGTCTGCTCATCGAAGTCCATGCCGAGGCCATATACGTCAGCAAAGTAGCTGTCGTTGGACAGAGCCAAACCAATGCGGTTTACTTCTGTGCGTGGAGCAAGTTTCTTAACATCACCAGAGCGGTTCATGTTCGCACGGTCATAGATGTAGTACTTGTCAGACTGACGCTGAACGCCTACAACTGGGAAAACCTTGTCAGCAACAAAGTTAGTTTGTTCTTGTACATACGCAAGTGTCAGGTTCGACAGCGGTGCGTCGATATGTACGTTAGATGGGGTCAAAAGAGGCATTATAATATTCCTTTAAATGCTTTGTTATTATGGTTAGGCTACGACGTTACCGCCTTGGATAAGCTCAATAGCGATGATTTGACCATCGACACCAGCTTCCTTGGCATAACCCATAACAACATCACCAGCAGCGGCTGTGATAGCATCACCAGCAGCGTCAGTTTGAACAGCGTCACCAGCAGCAACAGTGCCACCAGCAGTTACCATAACTTTACCCGATACGCAGATAGTAGTTGCGTTACCAGCAGCAGCGCCAGCAAGGCAGATGCCATAAGCCTGTTCGCCAGCAGCGCCAGCAACAGTCACAGCGCCACCAGCGTCGAGAGTTACGAATTTAAATTGAGTAGTACCACCAACACCAGCGATTTCGGTGCGGTTATCACGAGATTGCATAACAGCCATTGTTATTCCCCTTTGTAGGATTTATTGATGAGTGCTTTACCAGCATCGGTCTTTGCTACAGCAGCATAAGCCTTGGCAAATTCACTCTTTTTCAGTTGGTTTTCGTCCATGTAGGACTTCACGAGAGCATCTAGCTTGTCGGCAGAGGTAGCGAACTCGCCGTCTACGTCAGACTTACCAAATTCTTGCATGGCTGCTTCAAAGGCTGCATCAGCGGCTTTAAGAGCTTCCATAATTGCTTCATCTT